CCCTTTGCGTCCCCGCCGTCGATGGCGGACGACTACGGGGAAGGGCTGGTCTACGATTACATCGGCGCGTTTGAATCGCTGGAAGCCTTGAGAAAGGCCATCCGCAAGGGTGCGGCGGCGCTTGCCAAGATCGTCCTGTTCCTCAAACCGACCTCCACCATCCGCGAGCGGCAATTGACCGAGGCGGAGTCCGGGGCTGTGCTGCGCGGAGATGCCAATGACGTCTCCACCCTGCAACTGCAAAAGGCGTATGACCTCGGGTTTGTCAGGCAGGAAGCCGACGCGCTGGCGCACAGTCTCGAACTCATCTTCGGCGTCCGCTCGGCCATCCAGCGCCCTGGCGAGCGCGTGACCGCCTATGAAATCCGGGTACTGACCCAGGAACTGGACGATGCGTTGTCCGGGTTCATGGCGTTGTCGGGCGAGCAGTTGCTGTTACCTCTCATCCGACGCCGACTGGACAAGCTGCAACGCGCCGGGCGGCTGCCCGCGATGCCCCCGGAGTTGATCCAGCCCCGTATCACCGTCGGCATTGCAGCCCTTGGACGCGGACACGATCTCAATCGTCTGATCGAGTTTGGCGAAGCGGCCCGCGCGTTGATTGGTGAAGCCGAGATGCAGATGCGTCTGGACTCGGGTGAAGCCATGTCACGTCTGGCAGCGGCTGCCGACATCCCGGCCAAGGGCCTTATCAAATCTGATGAGGACTTGCAGGCCGAGCAACAGAACACCGCCATGCAGGAGGCGATGGTGCGGGCTGCCCCGAACCTTGCCAACGCAGCGATGTCCCCTCCCCCCTGATCGAAGCCATCACCATGAGCAAACCAAACGAAGACAAGTCCCCGAAAGAGGCTCCACAACAACCCCAGGCTCCGCAACCACCGCTGACTCCCGGCGTGTCCGTCACGCATAAGCCGAACGGAATTGTTGTCACCAACTACACCGGCGGGGGTGAGTAATGGCACACCCTGAACAGCACGAAACCGTCGTCACCCTCGCCGACCACTCAAGCCCCGATGCGCCTGGTCCCGGCACATCCTCCCCGGAAGCGGGCGCATCGGGCACCCGACTGTATGGCGGTCAATTCAAGACCGTGGAGGAACTGGAAGCCGCCTATACGACAATGAATGCGGCCAAAGCACACGAGTCGGAAGCGGTCAAAGGTCCGGCGACGATTGAGGAAGACGCGGGGGTGGATGCGAGCGACGCTTTGTCGCGCGCCGGACTGGACATGGGCGAGTTCACCGAAGAGTTCAATATCAACGGCGCGTTGAGCGCGGATTCCTACGCCAAGCTGCAACAGGCCGGATTTCCAAAGGAACTGGTGGACGTGTATGTCGAGGGTCTCAAGGCGCGTGTCCAGAGTTTTGAAGCCTCCGTTTACGCCCCGGTTGGCGGCAAGCCGGAATACGACGCACTGATTCAGTGGGCGAAAACCAATGTCAGCGATGAGCACAAGCGCGTGTTCAATGAGGCCATCCAGTCCGGTGACAAGGACAGGGCGGCGCTGGCCGTGCAGGCATTGATCGCCTTGCGCGGCGGCAACGGGCGTCTGCTCGCTGGCAAGACATCCAGCCCTGACACCGGCGTCCAGCCCTACCCCTCACAGGCGCAGGCGGTCGCCGCCGTGCGCGACCCGCGTTACCGCAACGACCCGGCCTTCCGCGCACAACACGACGCGCGCCTTGCCATCACCCCTTTGTTCAACTGACCGAGTAACCACACATGGCCAATGCCAATCCCTCACGTCCCGGCTTGAAGCCGGGCGGCACCGATGCCTGGGAACTGTTCAAAAAGAACTACTACACCGAGGTCATCGCCAGTTTTATTGAGCACTACAAACTCGAAGGACGCATTACGACCCGCAACATTGACGCGGGCAAGTCCGCCGCCTTCCCCAATATCGGCACCATCGGCAGCGAATATCACGTACCGGGCACCGAGATTCTGGGGACAAACGTCGAACACAGCGAAACCATCATCACCCTGGACCCGATGCTGATCTCGCACGCCTTTCTCGCCGGAATTGACGAGGCGATGAATCACTTTGACGTGCGCGGGGAATACAGCGCCCAACAGGGACATGAACTGGCCTTGAGGCGGATGGAAAATGAACTTCGCAGCGCCATTCAGGCGGCGCGTACACCGAACGGCCCGGTCGCCGGTCAGCCAGGCGGTGCGAAGATCACGGCTGCCACCATCCACTCTGATGCTTCCGTACTCGCCGATGCGTTCCGTTCGGCACGTCAGTTGCTGGATGAGAAGCTCCTCCCCGACAATCCCGCCGAGTATACCGGCGCAGTGGCCCCGGCGCAGTGGTATCTGCTGACCGAGAACAAGGACCTGATCGACCGCGACATCAACCCGGAAAACAACGGCTCCTATGGACAGGCCATCATTGCCTCCGTGGCGCGTATTCCGTTGGTCGCCATCAACAACCTGCCGATCAAGAACGATACCAACAACCCGAAAGTGCTTCCCAAGTACCGGGGCGACTACAGCAAGACCAAAGGCATCATCTTCCACCGCTCCGCCGTGGGCACGCTCAAGCTGCTGGATATGGCGCTTGAGAGCGCCTATGACGTCCGCCGCCAAGGTACCTTGATGCTCGCCAAATACGCGCTGGGTCACGGCGTGCTGGCACCGCGCGGTGCCATTGAGCTTGCCGTACCATAAGCGTTTCCCCCACAAGGGGGCTGTCTTCGGATGGCCCCCTTTTTTGTCTGGAAATTCGAGATGACCTCACTCACGCCCACCACCGAGCTTGAAGCCGTCAACGTGATGCTCTCGGCCATCGGGGAATCCCCGATCAGCAGTCTGGATACCCTGGGCAACCTGTACGCCTCGCAGGCACGGGATACCCTGCACGCGGTGAGCCGGGAGGTACAGACCAAAGGATGGTGGTTCAACGAACAGGAGGGGCACACCTTCACCCTCAACGCCGAAGGCAGGGTCAACGCACCGGCGACCGTTTTGAAACTTTACCCGGCCCGTGGCGGCGTGCCTTTGGTGCTGCGAGGTACCCGGCTCGTCAACCCCGTGACCGGGCAGGACACCTTTGATGCACCGCCGGTCGCCGACTACGTGGTCTGGCATCTGGCCTGGGAAGAGCTCCCCGAGTCCGCCCGCCGCTATGTCGCGGTGAGGGCGGCGCGCCTGTTTCAGACTAGCGTGCTGGGCAGTGACCAGTTGTTCGTGTTCACCGAGCAGCACGAGCAGGAGGCGTATCAGATATTCGCCACCGAACATGCGGATTTTTCTTACGCGCGGGGGAGCAACTATCTGACCGATTCCCCGGACGTGACCACCATCTGGAGCCGTTGACATGGCGCTTGTGACAGGCACATACCCCAGTTTTCTGGGCGGTGAATCGCAGCAGGACGCGACCGTCCGCTCCCCTTCACAGGTCAGCCAGGCCGTGAATGCGTGGCTGCACGCGGCCAAAGGCGCAGGCAAACGCCCCCCGGCTGAAAGTGTGGCCGGTCTCGGGCTGACGACCTCCCCCGATGCCTGCTTCCACTCCATCGTCCGCGATGAACGCGAGCGTTATCTGGTGGTCATCGGGCACCGCAGCGTGCGCGTGTTCGATCACGTCACCGGACAGGAATACACCGTCAATGCGACCGGCCACGCACTGGACTATCTGGACACCCAGGGACAGCGCCCGTGGACGGTGTTTGCCGCCGCCACGATGGCCGATACCACGTTCATCGTGAACCGCACCGTCCAGGTACGGGAAGACGCGTCCACATCCCCCGGCACCCTGCACGGCAGCGTCCAGACCATGAGCGACCTGCCCAAGGGCGCGGCGGGAAGCGCCGTCCCGACCGGTGCAATCTATGCCGTGGTCGGTTCGGATGAATCCCCCTTTGACGATTACTACGTCCAGAAACAATCCTCCCAGGTCTGGCTGGAATGTGCCAGACCCGGCATTGCCCACACCGTTGACCGGCACAGCATGCCGCACGTATTGAAGCGGATTCCAGACCCGGTACACGCCGATGGCTTCTGGTTTTCCTTCGGTGCGCCCGAGTGGTCATCGCGCCCGGCAGGGGATACCGCAAGCAATCCCTTTCCCTCCTTCACCGGCCAGCACATCCGCGATGTGTTCATTCACCGGGACAGGCTCGGCTTTTTGGCGGGCGAGAACGTCATCCTCTCGGAAACGTCCGACCCGTTCAACTTCTGGCGTACCTCGGTGACACAGGTGCTGGATTCGGACCCGATTGACGTCAGTGTGGTCGCCAGCAACGGGGTTGCCAGCCTCTACCACGCGGTTTCATTCCAATCGGCGCTGTTTCTGGCCGCGTCCAGCGGCCAGATCATGCTGACCTCGGAGCCATATCTGGCGGCGAAGTATGTCAAGACCTCGCCGATCACCAGTTACGGCATTTCCCCGTGGGTGCGCCCGCAGCTGCTGGGAGAGTCCCTGTACTTTGCCGATGACAGCGGTCAGCACGCGCAGGTGCGCGAGTATTTCATGGACGATCAGGCCACGGGCGGGGATGCCGCTGATGTGACTGCGCATGTCCCGCAACTGTTGCCGGGACGCATCCGGGCACTGGCCCCGGCGACACAGGCTGACTGCGTGTTCGTGGCGCTGGATGCGGAGGAGGGCAGTGACCTGTTCGTGTACTTCGTGCGCTGGGCGGGCGATGAGAAACAGCAGTCGGCGTGGGCGCGCTGGACGCTCTCGGGTGTCGGACGCATTGTCCACCTGCACGCCATCGCCGATCAGGTGTACGCGGTCGCGCAGACCCCGGAGGGCGGGTGTGAACTGTTGCGGTTCCGCCTGTCCCTGTCCGATCAGCCCCTGCTGGACAGGTACGCCGTGGTCTCTCCACATTGGCAGGCACTGGGCAATCAGACCTGGCTTGACCTCCCGTACGCCGTGCAGCCGGGGCAGCCGCTCACCGTGACGGCAACGCTTATGTCTCCCTGCCGTCCGGCTGGACATTGACCAACGGAGGCACGCGCCTTGTCCTCCCCGGCCATCACGCCGGAGGCCGCGTGGTCATCGGCCTTGATTACGAACACCGGCTTGTCCTGTCCCCGGCCATCATGCGGGATCAATATCAGCATGCAGTGCTGGTCGGGCGTACGCAGTTGCGCGATATCGAAGTCGCCTACAACAGCGCCGCGTACTTTGAGGTGGAAGTGGCGCGCCACGGTCAGCACCGGATCGAGACTTATCTTGCTTCCCACAGCGGGGCCTTGAGCGCGCGCGTGCTGGGGAGCAGCGAGTTTGTGCTGTCCGCCCCTGTGTACCACTCGGGGTCGCGGCGGTTTCCGGTACTGGGCGATGCCCGCAATGTCGAAATCAGCCTCATCAACCGGCTGCCGTATCAGTGCTGGTTTCAATCCGCGCAGTGGCGGGGCATGCACGTCAACCGGAGCCGGGGCTGATGTGGACGTTCCGTCCGCCCCACGCACGGGACATCCTCCATATCGCGGAACACCTTCGGCATGAGGACGTGCGGGAAGTGGCGGCATCCCACGGGCATACGCCGTTACAGGCGCTGGCCTTTGCGGCCACGTCCAGCGACCTGTGCCTTGCGGCCCTGTGGCGCGATCTCCCGACCGCCCTGTTCGGTTACGCACATCATCCCGAAGGCGCAACATCGGTCTGGCTGCTCGGCACCGATACCTTGACCGCAGCGGACGCCAGATACGGCTTTGTGCGCCTGTCAAGGGACTTTGCAGACAGTTGGGCCAGGCGCTTTGGCGTGCTGTTCAACTACGTTGATGCCCGCGCCGACATCTCCCGGCGCTGGCTGCGCCGGATGGGGTTTGTCGAGTCCGCCCCGATTCCGTATGGCCCGTC